CCATCTCCTGGAGCCAGCACTGCTTCCTTGAATCCCTCGCCGCCTGAGGAACTGGACACCAGCACCCGATCCGCATCTCCACCTTCCCATTGGATGCGCGTAAGACTTCCCCTGGGGTTCCGCATGTCCGCAAGGCGGAATTGTAAAATTGGCAATGATGACACGTTCTTAGTCTTAGCCACCAGCGCCCTCCGACCTCTGTCGTCAACAAGTTCGTCCCCGCCCGCAGTGACAGGATCGACCTGACATAAATCCACCCCAACCGGAGTGCCTCGGCGGTTCCCAGTGTAAGGAAGGAGGTAACTGCCACCCGGCCCATCACCCTTAGATAATGCGCCAGCCGGGAGAGCCGTTTGCGCCACAAACCTGTGGAAAACCGAGAGTATTTTCGGATAGAGGCGGGTGATGATGGAGCCCCATGACGTTGTGTATCCATGACGATTGACGAGTTTTGCGCGGTCAGCCTCCACATTCCTTGTGTAGGCAAACCATTCCGGGTTGGGAGTGACCTCCAGAGTCCACTGGAAGCTGCTCACTGGCCCCTGTGATTCGATGGCGCAGTTGACGACGTTGCGGAGGAGGGCCGGAAGCTCAGTCTCCTCGGCGGACTTCCTCAGCTCCTTGTCGCGGAGGCGGCGGAGAGCGTTGGGAAATCTGCTGAGCACTATCTGCTTCCAATTTGCCCTATACGGGAAGGCGTGGAGCTGGCCGAACCCGAAGTCTACGTGCCTGAGGTCCCCCACCATCCACCGTGGCATCTCCTGCGTAATGGCGATCCAGACGGCCTTGAAGGTGGCAAGGTCGGCGATGGCGGACCGTTTCCACGCGGCCTTGACGAACGCCTCATCACTCACCTCGTCGTCCTCGCTGCATTTCAGCTTGTCGAACTTGATGGCCTTGGCGGACTTGTTGATGCCCTCGTAGCGTTCGTGGTATCGCGGCGTGATACCGTAGACCGGATGGGCCACCTCCTTCCACCATTCGTCAGCCACGATGGGCATGGAGGCGTTACCGGAGATGGAGTTGGCGCGGACCAGCTCCCCGACCAGCTTGCGAATCTTAATGGGGACGGCTCCGGTGAGCAGGACGGCCCAATGGGGCTTCCCATCGACGGTGCCCCCGGTGGCGTAGAAGGGGACGGCCCATTCCGGGCACTCCATGACCCAGAGTTGGCGGTCGGTGGTTATGGCGAATTCACTCACAGGATCATTACCGTCGGCTTGGGCTTGCTGGCTCCGGGGACGCGCTTGTTCAGCTCGCTCGGGACAGCGCAGGAAAGCATGTAGGTCAGCGCGTCGAAAATGTGCTTGTGTTCGGAGTGGGGGTCAATCGCATTAGTGCCAGTTCCGGGCCGTATCTGCTCCAGCATCGACTGGACGCGCTGGCAGTTTGACCCCACAACGATGCGCTGCTCGAACAGGAGCCGGTGGAGGAGGTCCCGCCGGGCTGCAACGGAGTGGCGTCCCTTGCGGACGGGCAGCAGCCGAATCTTCCCCTCGGAATACTTCTCGATCAGCATGGCTTCCGTGCCGTTGATGGTCATCGACTGGTTCATGGACGACGTGTCCGACCAATGCTGCCAGAGGACCGGGGCTTTCCCGTGGCAGGCTGACCGCCTTTCCTCCCAATACCCCATCTTCTCCAGCACTACCTCCGTGAAGTTGCTGAGCCCCCGCTTGGTTTCCTGAAGCCACACCTGCTCGTCGATGATGTCGAAGGCAATCTCCCCGTCCACCGACCGTGGAACCCCCATCACCCAGGCGGTGTTGAGGTTGCCGATGTCCCAGCCCGTGTGGAATACGTGGGATTCCCGGGGTGGGTCAATCAGCTCCCATTCCATCTTGTCCCGCTCCGAGGTGAGCGTGGGGACGATGTGGGTTTCCTCTCGATACACATCCTCGAACGTAGTTCCTTCCGTGACGAAATCCACCCACTCCCCGTAGTAGTAGCGGGCCAGCTTGTTCTGGTCGTTCGCGTAGGTGTCGTGGATTTCCTGCTTCTCCTCGGCCGTCAGGAAGGCGTTGTCGTCAATCGTCCAGTGGATGCGGTCGTGGTCCTTGATCTTGTTCTCGATGAACCGCTTGTAAATCCAGTGACGCTTTCCCTCTTGGGCTGGGTTGGTATCCAGCAGGAATTGCTGGCGTTCCCGGGGAACCACCATCGACCGCAAGCACTGGCTGATGGTGGCGAATACGTTCTCGTCCTTGAAGTTGTCCGCTTCGACAAGATTCGCCAGCGAGAATTTCACACCCTTCAGCTTCTGCTCCACCTCATGGTCATGCTCCAGCGAATGAAGCTGGACCTCTGATTCCCCGCCGTAGTAGTTACGGACGCGGAAGTAGCACATCTTGGTTGTGGCCGAGATGGATGGCTCCTTGCTGATCTTCAGGCCGGCATATTTTGCCCATGCGTAGAGCCGTCCAGACCCTGTGTTTACCAAGTCACCCCATACACCAAGCTCACCGTTACGCAGGGTGCGGGCTATGATTCCAACAACAGCCCCGTCATTTTCCCAAGCGTGGCGGATGATCTTGTCCGCAACAGCAATAGTCTTTCCCACACGACGCGGGCCATCAATTAGCAAGAACCGGCTGTAATTGTTCAGAACATCAACCCCCTTTGGGTTCATTGGAGGAAGATTGAATTCGTCAGGCATTGTCGTTAGGCTTCACAAGCCGCTGTAGTTGTTTTTCGACTGATGTGCGATGCGAACTCGCCGTGGTGAATGACCTCTGCGGCTATTCTGGCGGCGGATGCTTCTTCTTTGGAACCGAAGAACCCTAGGTGTATATTCTTGCTGTTGATCCCGATTTGAGCTTGGTATTTCTTGAGCGCCCTACTCCAGCTAACGCCCAAAATACCAGTCGTTGAGTTGCGCTTCCCGAGGGTATTTCGCCCGTTCTCGGATACGGATGCCTCGCGAAGATTTTCAATCCTATTGTCAGACGAATCCCCATTGATATGGTCTATGCACTTGGATGGAAAACGTCCATTCACTATCGCAAACGCAACCCGATGGATGAGCATATTCCTACCCAGGACACGAACCACCAAGTGGCCCCATGGACTCACCACCGACCCAGCTACAGCCTTCCCGTTCTTTCTCCGCCTCAGAATGCCAGTGTCAGGGTTGTAATCAAAAACCTCCCGCAGTATTTCTGGAGTAATTTCCATGTGAACAAAAAGCAGCCCTCACGAAGCCCTGGAGGTGCATACGCACTAAGCGTAATCAGGGCCACGGAGGGCAAAATTTGCTTGTCTAAACACAGGCCCAGAAAGCACCACACCTCCAGACCCAACGACCGCAGCTTGACGCTAAATTCCACAGATGCAAGGCTGGAGCTGCTGGATTTGCTGCGACAACATCTTGTCTGGACTTTGCAAACTGACGGATGCAGCCTTCCACCCCAGATATGAAGGATTTAGGCGAATCTTACGAAAAGACGGTTCCCATGCCGGAACCTTCTACGGACAATTCAAAGAAGAAGACCTACCCCAAGCTGTGCTTGCGCGACAAGACGCTGGCGGCGGTATTCGGCAAGGACTTGCCCAAGGTCGGAACCGAGATCGAGGGCGAAATCATGCTGAAGGTCACCGGCATCCGGGACGACGAATACGGCAAGAGCGTGGATTTCGACGTGGTTTCCATGGAGTTGGAGGGAGCTGAATCGGAGGAGGATTCCGAGGAAGATGGCCAAGAATCATAAGATTCTGGTCCAGACCTCCAAGGATGGGTCGCTTGCCATCGGCATCCACGCATCCAAGTTGGTTCCTAAACGGGTAGCGAACAAGCTGGTATGGTCGCTTGCAGCCATCAACGAATTAGCGGGGTTCCTGATCGAACCAGTTCCGGGCGTCATAATCCGCCCGCGCATTGTTGTCCGTATCGAGGGGCGAGCCTCGCGGCAGGCAATGGAAGCCTACGCAATCCACCTCGCACGTAACCGCAAGCTGTCCCTATGCTCGATCTCAAAGAACTTGAAAAGAAGGGTTATTCAGAAGAGGCCCTCAAGACCATCTTCCAAAAGGATACCCATGTCCTGAAGAAGTCCCACCCGAAGGTGGCCGAGCTGATTGATCTCCACGTCAGCCGCATCGACGACGGGGTTCTCCGCTCCCTCCAGCGGTCCCGGGAGTTCTGGGCCATCGACAAGGCTTACGATGTCAGCCAGGACCAGATTCCCTACACGTTGGTCAAGGGCCTCATCAGCAAGAACGTCGGCCCCGAGGAGCTGCTGAATGTCGCCAAGGACTGGGGGCTGGACCACATGCTCACCGGCAAGGCGGACGCCAACGGGAATCCGATTGGCTGTGACGGGAAGCGGTGCGACAAGGCGGCCCAAGCCTACGAGCTCCATCTCCCCACCTTCTTCACCATCTACGTGCCGTTGGTGATGGCCTACCACAAAGCCCGGTGGGCCAAGCTGTTCAATGATCGCAACGTGGACCCGCTCTACAAGCTGGAGCCCACGATGCTGTCGATGAAGCGGAAGCTGCAAACCCGCATCATCACCTCCCGAATTCGGCGGATGACGCAGGACATGGGCTACCAAGCCTACGAGCGGGATTCCATCCACAACAGCCTCCTCTACGGCGTGTGCATGAACTTCGCCGAGGACTCCTGGTTCTCTGAAAAGCACGTCTTTAACGGTAAAGAAACAGTAACCAAGTCGGGCATCCCGTTCACCATCCCCCACCCGGGCCGGACTTTCTGGGACCTGACCAAGCCGCTCCATACCCTCAACACCGATTCGGGTGTCAGCTATGCCGGATACTGGACCATCCAGCGTCTGATAGATGTCAATGCCGAGCCGGCCTACTGGAACAAAGAGAAGATCGAGATTGGCTCGAACTCCAAGTGGCGCTCCTCCGGGCTCTTCCAGCTCTATCAGGAGCTTTACCCCTGTGCGGCCAAGTTCCCGGACAAGCTGATCGGGCCTCAGAACGACCGAATCCAGGAAGCCTTCCGCTACAACTACTCGTCCGACAAGGATTCCGCCATCGACGTGACGGTGATGTTCCACCGCATCATCCCGAAGGATTGGGGCCTGTATGACTACGACCGCCCGGTGTGGCATCGCTTCGTCTACGCCGGCTGCAAGGTCATCCACGTCAAGCCGTTCCCATATTGCCCGGCCAACGTCTACCAATACGACGCTGACGGGAACCGGGGCCGGGTCACCGGCATCGGCCTTGAGCTGCTTCCGTATCAGGACCACATGGGCAACCTGTTGTCCCAATACCTGCTGTCGGTGAAGAAGAACCTGACCCGCATCGTCGCCTACGATCAGGACATCCTCTCCAAGGACACCATCGACACCATCCGCAACGACGCGGAGAACGCCCTGCGTGGCATCCAGTTCGTCCCCTACGACGCCCGGGAGCTTCGCAACATGGGCAAGGGCGGGGTCGGTGAGGCCCTCACTCCCCTTCCGCTCCAGCCCCAGTCAACCCAGGAAGTCCTGAACGCCGTGACAGCCCTGCTGTCGATGGTGGAACGGGCGCTCGGGTTTTCCCCGCAGGAAATCGGAGCCTCAGCTTCCCATCAACAGTCCGCCACGGAGGTCATCACGATCTCCAACAACACCTCCCAACGCCTCCAGCTCACCGGCTCCTATATCGACGAGGCGATGGCAGCCCGGGCGAAGATGCTATACGAGGCGATGCTGGCCTACGATTCCGACGAGGTGCTGGCAGAAGTAGCCGACCTCACTGAAGATGGGGCGAAGATTCTCAAGGAGATGGGCTTTGAGCTGGAAG